TACGGTAAAGGCTTGGTCACTGACGGTGAAGATGGCGCTAAATTGCCTGATTCAGGCAGTACGGCAGCTCAATTCATTGGTGTAAACAAGTACGAGTTAAACCGTGCGCGTACATCTGGTGAAGTTGGCGCCCCTGCTAAGTACGACATGACAGTTGTAACGACTGGTGAAATTTGGGTAAAAGTGCTTGATACAGTGGCTAAAGATGCACCTGTTTATTTGCGTGTTGGTGCAACTGGCACAGGTGACTTTTCAGGCATCGTTGGTACAGGTGCAACATTGGGCGTATTAATTCCTGACGCTAAATTCACAAGCGGTGGCGGTGCTGGTGCATTGGTCAAAATCTCATTAAACATTGGAGGCTAACATGAAGTCTAAAATCACAGTAGCGTTAGACGCTGCATATCCGCATCTTGGGCTAGATGCTGGTCATCAAGTAACATTTGCCGATGGCTTGCCTACCATTGATGACGGCTTAGGCTTTTACATTAGCCAACTAGCAAGCTTAGAAAGCAAAATCTACGAAGCTAAATACACAGCAATTAACTTTGCTGAGATGGTGCCAGTAGTGACTGATTTGCCAGAGTGGGCAGATTCGTGGGATTACGTCTCATATGATGGCGTGACGGTAGGCAAATTTATTGGCTCTAGTGCTGATGACTTGCCGAACGTTTCTCTATCTGCCAACAAAACATCTGTTCCAATAGGCTACGCTGGCAATGAGTTTTCATACAGCTTGGACGAGTTGCGTAAATCACAACAATTGCGCATCCCAATTGATACTTCTCAAGCTAAGTTAGCATTCCGTGGCTCACAAGAGCATTTACAGCGTTTAGCTTATTTCGGTGATGCTTCACGCGGCATGACAGGATTGTTCAATAACCCTAACGTGGCTTTGGATAACTCAACTGTTAACTGGGCAACTGCAACAGGCGCTGCAATTGTGGCAGACATGAATGATTTGTTAACTGAGGTTTGGATTAACTCAGCTAATACACATCTGCCTAACGCTCTAGCAATTGATTCTGTTCGTTATGCACAAATTGCGACAGCGCCAATGTCTGAAGAGTTCCCAAATAAAACTATTTTGCAATTCTTCAAAGAAACCAATTTGTACACAACTACAACAGGTCAGCCAATCCGTATTTTCCCACGCTTGCAGTTAACAGCGGCTAGCTTGGCAGCAAATGGCGTTTCAAACGGTGGTAAAGCGCGTATGTTGGCTTACGAGCTAAATGACGAAAACTTAGGTATGGCTAACCCTATGCCTTGGCGTGCACTAGCACCACAAATGCGTGGCTTGAATGTTGTCGTTCCTGCGGAATACAAAGGTTCTGGCGTATCAATTCGCTATTTGTTCAGCGCGGCTTATCGTGACGCACTATAACTAACTTTAGGCTATCTGTTTAACCGCGGATAGCCTATTTTTAATTCAAAGGAATTCAAATGTTATTAAAAAATGTAAGTGCACGATTGATTACGATCAACGGTAAAAATGCTAAATATCCTATCTTGCCAGGTGAAAACCCATCAGTTGAAGTGCCTGACGAAGTTGCAGGAAGCGACTTTGTTAAAGCGCTGGTTGATAACGGTAGCTTAAAAGTTGAAAAAGAAGCTAAAACATCAGAAAAAGATGATGCTGAAAAGGCTGATTTGATTGCACAGCTTGAAATCTTAGAGGTTAAGGTTGATAAAAAATGGGGCTTAGAGCGCCTTAAAAAAGAGCTAGAAGAAGCAAGCAAATAACATAATAGCCCATGTAAAAGTGGGCTATTTTAAAGAGCCAATATGATCGAAATTACCCCACAACTAATAGCATCTTTCCGAGCTGACAAGCCAGCATTTAGCAATGAAGCTAAGTGGCCTGATGGTTTTATTGATGCCGCATTAGTTGAAGCTGATGCTGAAACAGGCGGTGCAGGTTGGGGCGGTTTTGAAGATGTGGGCCATAACTTTAAAAGGCGCGGCATGTTCTTATTTGCCGCCCATTGGCTATCTATTAACTACAGCGACAATGGGGCATCAAACACACCATCATCTCAAGCTCGATTAAACGTGCAAAGTAAAAGTGTAGGCGATGAATCAATCAATTATCGTACGCCATCCATGATGAACGTTGGCGATGATTGGCTAACTTATACAAACTATGGGGCGCAGTTCTGGCGTTTACGCAGACGTGCCGCAATGGGCGCATCAACTGTATGACCATCACGCTAAAGCTAATTGACTTTCAAAAGGCACAAGCTGAAATACAGAAAGCATTAGGGCAATTGGTGACGGATAACTTTGTCACGGTAGGAATTCACGAAAGCGCACCAGAAGTTGAAGGTGGCGCGATGACAATGGCGGCATTGGGTGCTTTGCAACACTTTGGTTCTGAGGACGGAAAAATCCCTGCGCGTAGATGGCTGGATGTTGGTGTTGAATCTGGCAACCAAGAATATATCGAAACTTTAGCCGATGGCATTAGAGCAAATGTGCCACCGACTAAGGTTTTACAGCAAGTAGGCGAGTTAGCCGTTGGCTATACGGTTGCTTATGTAGATGAATTAAAAACGCCTCGTAATGCAGATAGCACGATTGCTAAAAAGGGCGTTGACAACCCACTTGTGGACACAGGCGCGATGAAACAATCAATCACCTCATTATTGACAGCTAAAAAGCCAGAGGAAGGCCTGTAATGTCACTCAATATGAATGGGCAGATTGACGATGTATTTAAATCGGTGCCAGTGACCAGAATTGTCACCACTTCTAGTGGTTATGTAAATGGTATATGGGTTGAAGGCATGGAATTGCGCGAGCCTTTTAACGCAAATGTGCAGTCAGCCACAGACCGTGAAATTGATTTTCTATCACAAGGTGGAGAGCGTTTAGTTGATGTGAGAAGGCTTTATATCAGCGATGGCAATATGCAAAACATTGATGACACTGGTGATTGGGAATTCTTAGGCCAGCGATTCAAAACAATTAAGAGTGATAACAGATACTGGCGAGGCTACTGCAAGGTATTTGTAAGCCGTTATGACGAGCAACCAGAATGAACAATGAAGAACTATTCAACGTATTACGCAAGATTGTCATGGATGTGACAGGCGTTCCAGAGTGCATCTTAGCTGATCAAAACAAGCAAGCACCCAAAGGCGTTTATGCATCTATTAAGCCTAGACAATCAATCTCAGAGCGCGGACAAGCGAATATCTATACAAGTGATATTGCTGGTGACAAAGTGAGAGGCGATGTTCGTGCTCAAATTATATGCACTTGCAGCATTAACTTTTACCGAGGCAATGCTCTCGAATTAGCGGAAAGATTAAAACAATGCAACAAACGCTATGATGTAAGCATTGATTTATATAAGGCAAAGCTGGGCTGGAACGGCACAAGCAATGTTAATAATTTGACCGCTTTACAGGCCAATAACCAAGAGCAACGCGCACAGATTGATATACGTTTAATGTATGAAGCAAGCAACATATCAGAAGTGAATAATATATTAAGCGCAAGCATAGCGATTGAAAACGAAAAAGCAGAAGTGCTGCAAACAGTAGATATTCAGTAACATTTTTTAATAAGGAGTTGGACTAAATGAGCTATCCAGCAGACAGAATTATCCAAATTAATGCGCGTATCCGTGCGGCTGGCTTATCGAACGCCAACTTTGCAAGCGCTTATTTGTTCGTAACAGAAACACCACTACCAGACGGCTTTGCAGTTGATACCGCACGCACTTATTTTGATTTGGCTGATATTGGCACAGACTTTGGTGCATCCTCTGAAACATACAAGGCCGCAGAGCGTTGGTTAGGTGGCATTCCACGTATTAACGAGATTACACTATGGGCAGTCAATCCAACAGACGCAACCATTACAGACACGCTAAACAAGGCGCGTAATATTGCTTGGTGGTACTGGTCATTTTTTACCGAAGATGTGCTATCAACACCAGCGGATGTTTTGCTAATCGCTCAATGGTGCGAATCTAACGGTAGCATGTTTGTGAATAATCAGACAGGGGCATCTGCTACTGCGATTCGTAACCAAAACACCACAGATGACATTGCATCACAACTCACTACTTTGGGCATTCGCCATGCGTTTACACCTACGCACGCAACTGATGCTTATGCAGGTAATGCTCTTGTTAAATATTTTGCAAAAGTGAATTATTCTGCTGACAAATCAACTATTACAGGCGAGTTTAAAAAGTCACCAGGCGTAGCGGCTGAGAACTTAACCTCATCTCAAATCACTGCGATGGAATCAGACACGAAAAAAGCAGTGTTTTACACCGTGGTTGATTTGCAAGGCTCAAACGATAACGGTCGCTGGTTAAATACGTTCACACACTCTACGTTTGGTGAGTACATTGATGATGTAGTCAACTTAGATGCATTCATCAACTTTTTAACAGTCGCGCTATATAACGCTCTAGCTAATCAAACAACCAAATTAGCACAGACCCCAGTTGGTCAGGCGGTATTAATCGGAACAGCGCGAAACGTATGTGAGCAGTTCGTCCGTAATAACTATCTTGGTCCACGTAACTACATCGATCCTGATGATGCAGTGGAAAAATTCACGGCTGGCTATGAGATTTT